TAATCTAGAAAGAAGTTCTCTCGCTACCGCTCCTTTGTTGGCGAGAACAGCAACGTTAACACTTTCATTGAACAAAATATAATGAAGAAGAAAGGCAATGATGGTGGTTGACTTACCCGTCTGTCTAGGCATTTTACAGATCACAAAACGATTATCAGTAAATTTGTGAATCATATCTTTCTGATAATCATACATATCAAATGGTACAAGTCCCTTATCTACATGAATAATTTTGACAAAATTCTCTATGAAGTATTCAGGACTCTCTTTACATTTCATATATTCGGTAAGAGATTCTTCTGTCCACTCTATTTTTTGACCTACATTTTTGAGATTGGGATTTCCAAGATATGTTTCACTAGCCACGTTTAACCTTTAATAGTTTCTGCAATTCGGCTGTTGAACCAACAAAGACTGCCTGATTGGTTACTTGTGTCGGCCCTTTTTCTATACTTAGTTCTTTTTTGGTTTTATGTAGAGCCATCAACTCTTTATTTGCGTCTAATCCAGATTTGATTAACTGACCGACCACTTCAAACGCACGAGGATGTTCTGATTGTTTAGCAATCTCTAACATCTCTTCTACAGCGTCTTGATTTCTTTCGATTAAATTGTAGTAATTTTCACGGGCATAATTATAATCAATTTCATCATCTTTACCATTTTGTGGGATAACTCTTGTAGTAGATTCAGGTTTAATTTCCGATGTGGGAACTAAACTAGTAATTTCAAGTATTTCATCTATACGAGTATCAGCTTTCATTTGATTCTCCATATTATAAGGTCACATCAAGTCCTGTTACTGGATCATTATCTATATTATCATTAAAAAATTCCATTGTTTCTGTAAATCCGAAATCATCATTTGCGGTAGCGTCACCTGGACCTGGGGTTACAGTATATCGTGATTTAATTCCGGCTGCTCCAACGGCTGCTGAACTTGATTCGTTTAATACTTTCATTGTTCCTGTCGCATTTGGTGAACCCGCGTCTGCATTCAGAAGTAAATAATTGGTAGTTAAAGTTGTACTATCTTCCAATATAATATATTCTGCTGGTGGGATTTCACTATCGCCAGGCATTCTGAGATTAACAATTACTGTTTTAACAACCGATCCAGTTTTCACATCTGGATAAACATATCCCTTCATGGTAAAAGTTAATGTCCAAATAATTTCTCTAGTTGCCTGAAAATCTCCCTCATAATTATCTTCAATAGTAACACCATTCATAACCATAGTAACATCTGGAGCAATGTTCATTGAAGGAATCAAATTCACCGTTACCGTAAATTCTGGAGTAAAAAATGGTACAATTTGTTCAAAAATTTGAGCACCGTCTTCTGCATTACTAACCATTGAATACAAACTGAAATCAAAATTATATGGAACAGGATTGTACTGTTTCATAAGAGTACTAGTTCCCGCCGCAGTATTAGCCGAATAAACTTGACCCAATGTATTTAATTTTCTAGTTCCATCATATGTAATTCCTGTAAGATCGAATCCCATTCGTGGTAATGACATTGCAACTGCTTCATCTGTTCCACTTACCCCGCGGGCTCTCCTTAATCTAAGAATCCATCTGTCTCTTGGAGAATATGCAATAGGAACTTTTATTTGTTCTTTTATAACATCACTTGCATCTCTTCGCACTACATTAATATCATTAAATAAAGTACCAAAAACAGCTACATATTTTCTAATTGTTTGGTGATAATAAGTTGTTCCAAGCATTATAGACTCCCGAATGGATTACCTTCTGTGAAGTCAATAATTGCATCAGCTTCTTGTTCAATCAATACATTTGATGCTTGAGTATCAGTAGAACTATCCTGCATATCGAAAGAAGAAATAGAATAAGTTGCACTAGATTCAAAGAATGGTTTGCCCTCAGTTGAAGAATTGGGGGTAATTAGTGATCCATCTTCTAAAAGAAGTGTAGTGTCATCTTCTAATGCTATAGAAAACGGATATATATAAATGTTTTGAGTACCATCAAAATTCTTAGTCATATTCATGAGCCTCAATACTTTAGTTCCTGCAGTCCATTCTGCAACTTCAGCTTTATATTCTGTTGTTGCGTAAGTTCCTTGATATACTTCTCCATCAACAATATAAGTTCCACTTCCTGTGTCCATTGTAAAGTCTACTGAATAAGAATGTAATCTTTCAATTTTATCAATATCTTCAATACCAGTATTAAATTTTTGATCAGAATATTCAAATAGAATACACTTCATATCGTATCCTTGAAGTGATCCTGTTTGATAAAAAATATCTCCGTATGGTTGATCTGCTACTGTTATAATCGAAAAGAGGCCTCCAACCATTGGAAAGAAAATCAAATCACCTTCTTTTGGAATTCTGTCTCTACCATCTGCAATATCTTCAGCGGTAGAAAATCCAAGTTCCTGATATCTTCGTACTGCCACCGTAAATGTAATTTCATCATGAATTTCTAAACCAAATCTAGAAATAACATCAACTTCACCAGAAAATCCATCTACATCTTTAATATAAATTTCAATTAATCGGGCATCATTAAATTCAGAATAAGTATCATCGCCCATTAGTGTATCTTCCCTAACCAATGTGCGAGGAATATAATACATATCTTGTCCATACATTTTAATGGACTCAATAAATAAATTTTCGATTAAGCTTTGATCTGCCTGTGAATTAAAATTATTAAAATATGGATTTGTTGCCATTTATTATCCTATTAGATGATCTACAGGTAATTCGTAACGTAATTGCATTTCTTCACCGATCTTATCTAGTTCTTCTTTTGCATCATCATACATTTGTCTACCATTCATTGTTACACCTCCTGGAAGTTGTAACCCCTCAAACTTAATAAGATTTTGACCCCATTGCTGTTTCATCAATGCAGTATTATATCTTTTAAGAAACATATCACTCCAAACATCTGTAAATGTGGCCGGATCAATAATCTTATCTACTTCAACAACTATCCAATCATCTATACTGGCATCCGCACCCCAAGAAATATCAAGAAATAATCGATCCATGTGTCGATTAAATCTAAACTGTGGTGTTCCTGTAAACATTTCATTAAGTAAACTTAAATGTTCTTGTGCAAGCGAATAATTTACAATACTCGCTCCTAATTTATGCATTTCAGCTAGTGCAAATTGATACTTAGAGGAAAACATAGAATTAGATCTAGAATTATCATAGAAAGGAATAATTCTTCGAACTCCAATAATTGCCTCGGCTATCGATATGTATTTGTTATCAAAGTCACCTATTGCTGTTGCAGTCGATGCATGAGTTGTCGCGGTTGCTGAACTAGTATTGCCTGTAATGGTTTCGCCAGTTGAAAAGGTAGTAGTAGTATTTGCATAAAACGTATTACCATCTCCACCAGATTTAACTTCAGGATTTTTGTATCTTAAAGTAGTATTAGCACTGTGGTAAGCATGTACGGTTGCTTGTACGCCACTTGTACCTCCAGTAATTATTTCACCATTTGAAAAATCTCCGGAAGGAGCTCCTGCTAGTTTAAGTGTCGAGCCTGATATTTGATGTTTTAGAAATGTGTTTTCAGTTGCATCAAAATGATATTCTTGAAAATATTGAAGAGAATCATCGATGCAATCTTCCACTTGGTCATCATCAATATTCAATTCTACTACCGGCCAACCAAGTTTCCGTTTGCAATAATCCTTAAAAGTTGTTCTTGTAGTTGGTTGTGTCATTTCGTTGCCTCCGCCCCTAACGTTATAATTCCTTCTGCTAATCTTTCTACTATTGTACCACCTGATTGAGTATATTCAATATCATAAAGATATTTTCCAGGAGTAACCGCTGCGGTTTGAGTTGCGGTCAACGAAAGTGTTACATTTGATCCTGCAACTGCAGTTGTTAAAGTAGTGATATTATTTGATGAATAGTAAGATTGACGCATCTTTGCGGCGCAAGTACCAGCAGAAATAGTAACGTTTCCACTAGTAGAATTTTGTGCGGTAATTACTTTTTCAAACGTGCAACCCTGATCGATTACAAGGTTAACAGTTTGTTTTTGGAGGGTTAATGCCACAATCTTCTCCCTTTAAAATAGTATAGTGTTGATATAGTTGTTTCTATACTATTTATATGATAAGGAAATCTGTGGCTATTATTCTACTGGTCCAAGAGCTCTGCTTGCTCTGCTTCGTATTCTTCGTGTCCCTGTGCCGCCGATTTAATGTCAGCATCAAGAACAACTTGGTTCTTGTCAGTAGGGACTGAATTGATGTCTGGATCAGCAGTCATGCGCTGTACTTCTATTTTTCAAGGTTGTATCGGACACTTTTGTCCGAACTACTCGGATTTCGGGATTTCTTCGGCTTCTTCTTTTCTTTGTGCTGCCGATTTAATGTCAGCATCAAGAACAACTTGGTTCTTGTCAGTAGGGACTGAACTGATGTCTGGATCAGCAGTCATGCGCTGTACTTCTAGATCATAGATTTCCTCTATCGCTATTCTTGCTCTATTCTTTAGTGAATTATCTGCCCAATCTTGTACGCTTAATGCTACAAATTCCATTGCTTTTACTTCGGCATCAGTTAATGTTATTGTATATGTGGTTGCCATAATATTT